CGGCGACTCCGAGACCGAGCGCCTCGACGGCAAGCACGGCACCTACCACAGCCGCGGCATCATCGAGGGCTTCGAATACTGGGGCGCGGTCTCTGGCCAGATGCTGCAGGAATGGGGCATGAAGAACGTGGATCCGTACAAGGACTACGAGGCCAACGTCTGGGTGGTCGGCCCGTTCACCATCCGCTGCGTGCTGAACTCCGATCCGCTGGGACGCCGGCCCTACGAGGCGGCGAGCTTCGTGAAGAACCCGGGATCGATCTGGGGCCAGGCGCTGCCAGAGCTGATGTCGGATGTGCAGACGATGTGCAACGCCGCTGCTCGCGCGCTGGCCAACAACATGTCGATCTCCTCCGGCCCGCAGGTCGAGGTGGATGTCTCCCGCCTGCCTGCCGGCGCGGCCGTGACCTCAATGTACCCGTGGAAGATCTGGCAGACCACCAGCTCCGCGGCCAACGGCAACTCGCCGGCGATCCGCTTCTTCCAGCCCGACATGAACGCCGAATCCCTGCTGGGGATCCTGCAGCAATTCACCCGCATGGCCGACGAGGTCACCGGCGTGCCGAATTACATCTACGGCAGCAGCGCGGTTTCCGGCGCCGGCCGCACGGCTTCCGGCCTGTCGATGCTGATGGAGAACGCGGCCAAGGGCATCAAGCATGCCATCCTGTCGCTCGACCGCGGCGTGTCCGGAATGCTGCGCCGCCTGTTCGAACACCTGATGATCTACGACCCGGATCCGTCGATCAAGGGCGACATGGATCTCGTGCCTTCCGGCGTGGTGGCCACCATCATCAAGGACAACGTCCAGCTCCGCCGGCAGGAGTTCCTGCAGGCCACGAGCAACCCGATCGACATCCAGATCCTCGGTATCGAGGGCAGGGCGGAGCTGCTGCGCCAGCTCGCCAAGGGTCTCGACATGGACGTCAACGACATCATCCCGAGCGCAGCGGCCTTGAAGCAGAAGCAGCTCGCCATGGCACAGATGGCCCAGATGCAGGCGGCGCAAGCCGGCGCTCCCGGCGGCGCGCTGCCGCCGCCTGGAGGCGCACCCCAGCAACAGCCGCCCGCGCCGCAGGGTCTGCCCAACGCCAGCCCTGCCGGTTGATGAAGGAGGAACGGTCGATCCGTCGATATGATCCGCTCAATTTCAGGAGGACGAAGTGCAGTTGAATGAACGTGAGATCGCAGCATTGAACGACATTCGTCTGCACCTTCCTGATTTCCTCTCCCTGCTGCAGCGCCTGCGCGCGGAGCGCCACGAAGAAGTGGAGCTGCTCGCCGGCGAACCAGGGAATGCGATCGCCGCGAAGGCGGGCGAGGCAAAAGCCTTCAGCCTGCTCATCAAGGAGATCGCTGATTCCGGAGCCGCGGCTGAACGACTGGCCCAAGCCCGGAAAGCACGGTAAGCGAACACCCCGCAGGGACTCGCACGCCGCCGATTAATGCAGATGTGAATACCTGAGCAATCCCAAGTTGGAGTCGCGACCGACGAGGGTGGCTTCCTCAGACTCACGGAGAAATCGATATGCCATTGCCCCGTGCAATCGTGGAGCAGGAAGAACGCGCCAACGCGATGATCGCGAAGGCCCAAGGGAACACCGGACAGCCGGCTCCCGCACAGCAGCAGACCCAGCAGCAACAGGAACCGGCCAAGCAGCCGCAGGAGCCGCCAGCGCAGCAGCAGACCGCAGCGCCAGCAACCCCTCCCGCAGCCCCGGCCGCACCAGCCCAAACACCTGCCTTCGAGCAGACTTGGGAGCATCGATTCAAGGTCTTGGACGGCAAGTACCGCGCCGAAGTCCCGCGGCTCCATCAGGAGCTCAAGGATCTGAAAGCCGCGAATGCTGACCTGACCGCGCAACTGGAGGCAGCGCGCAGCGCCGCGCCAGTCAACGTGCAGCTCACCGACGAAGAGCGTGAGCAGTTCGGCGAGGACTTCCTCGGCGTCGTGCAGAAGGTGGTGAAGGCCAACGTGCCGCAAGCCCCCGCGACTGCAGCGGCCCCGGATCTCTCGCCGCTGGAAGAGCGCCTCGAGCGCACGGAAAGGCTGGTGGCGGAGTCCGCCGAAGACGCCTTCTTCCGCAAGCTCGGCGAAAAGGTGCCGCACTGGGAAGCGCAGAACACGGATGCAGGTTTCCTCAAGTGGCTGTCGGAGTTTGACCCGCTGATTGGCCGCTCGCGCCAGGAAGCGTTCAACGAGGCCTACAACGGCCTGAACGTGGATCGGATTGCAGCCTTCTTCACGGCATATCCCTATCAGTCGACCGTGTCCCGTGCAGCCTCGAGCCCGAGCCTCGAGCAGCAGGTAACGCCCGAAGTGAACCATGGCGCTCCGCCGCCGGTAGCTGGCAAAGCCACCTACTCGCGCGCCCAGATCCAGAAGTTTTACGACGATGTGCGTTCCGGCCGCTTGAAGGATCAAGCCGAGATTGCGCGGATTGAGCAAGACATCTTCGCTGCGCAGCGGGAGCGCCGAATCATCGGCTGACCGCGCGCAGCACAACTGAACGAGGTACATCATGTCCGTAGCAGTCAGCGGCGATCTGTACGGCGCCGGAGCAGGCGTCGACAACTACGTCGGGAAGTTCATTCCCGAGGTATGGTCCGGCAAGCTGGCCGTCAAGTTCTATCTGGCGACCTGCCTGACCGAAATCACCAACAACGATTGGGAAGGCGAGATCAAGGACCAAGGCGACAAGGTCAAGATCCGCTCCGTCCCGACCGTCACCATTCGTGACTACTCGAAGGGTCAGACCCTGCAGACCGAGCGTCCGGGCACCACCGTCATCGAGCTGGTGGTCGACAAGGCGAAGTACTTCGCTGTCGTGGTCGACGACGTCGATGCCGTGCAGGCCGACATCAAGCTGATGGACCAGTTCGGTCAGGACGCTGCAGAGCAGATGAAGATCGCCGTGGAATCGAGCGTCTTCGCTGTGGTGTATGCCGAAGCGCATGCGAAGAACCAGGGTGCGAACGCCGGCATCAAGTCGGGCGACATCAACCTGGGCGCAGCCGGCGCGCCGCTGCAGATCACCAAGGCCAACGTCCTCGACTGGATCGTGGACATGGGCCTGGTGCTCGACGAGCAGAACGTGCCGGAAACCGGCCGCTGGCTGCTCCTGCCGGCGTGGGTCTGCGCAATGATCAAGAAGTCCGATCTGCGCGAAGCCTCGATCTCCGGCGACGGCACCTCCATCCTGCGGAACGGCCGCGTGGGCATGATCGATCGCTTCACGATCTACTCCAGCAACAATCTGCCGCAGGGCGTGGACGGCGCCGTCACCGCCTACGAGGTGATGGCTGGCACCCGCGATGCGATCTCCTTCGCTTCGCAGATCACCAAGACCGAGTCCATCCGCTCGGAAACCACCTTCGGTGACCTGCTCCGCGGCCTCAACGTCTTCGGCTTCGAAGTCACCAAGCCGGAAGCGCTGGTCCACAGCCACATCCAGAAGTAATCGCTTCTGAGAACAGGGGGCAGTCCGTAACCACGGGCTCGCCCCCTTTTTTGTGAGGATCCCATGCGTCGCCTGAAGAACACCAAGACCGGAGTCATCTACATGTACACGCGCGAGCTGGCCTCGCTGCCGCACATGGAACTGGTGAAGGAAGACCCGAAGCCTGCAGAAGCCCCGGCGCAGCCGAAGCCCAAGGCAGCACCCAAATCCAAGTAAGGAGCCGGCATGCTTGCGAGCGACATCAAGAGCCGTGTGAGGGACATTACCGGCGATGCCGATGGCGACCGCTGGCTTGACCCGGAACTCTTCCGCTGGATGAGCGATGCCCAGCTCTTCATCGGCATCTACCGTCCGGACGCCATTTCCCGCCTGATCGATTTCACCTGTGTGGAGGGCGCGAAGCAGGAGCTTCCTGCCGACTGCGTCCGCCTGCTCGACATCGCCAGCCAGACCTCTGGCCGCGAGGTCACCTTCATCGATCCCGCGGTGCTGGCCATCCAGGATCCGAAGTGGCGCACCCGCTCGTCTTCGGATGACATCAAGCACTTCACCTACGACAACCGCCTGCCGCGCGTCTTCCTGACGTTCCCGCCGGCGAAGGCCGGCACCCACATCGAGCTGATCGCCTCCGTGCTGCCGACCGACGTTACCGCCGACGCCCAGGTGCTGGACATCGCCGACATCTACCGCGAGGCCGTCGTGTCCTACGTCTGCTTCCGCTGCTACTGCAAGGACGTCGAGGCGAACCCGCAGGCGGCGTCGCTGCATCTGCAGGCGCTGTCCGCGACGCTGGGCATCAAGCTGCAGAAGGATGCCGCGTTCCAGCCGCAGTTCTATAACCGCAGCTCGCTGCCCAGCGGGCCTGCCATCCAGGGAGGCGGCGTATGAAGCTGCTCGAGGACTTCTACCCGTATGTGCGCCCGTTCGCGCCGGGAGCCTCTGACCTGCTGCTCGAGCAGTATGTCCGCGACGCCTGCATCGAGCTGGCCACCCGCAGCCACATCATCAAGGCCGACCTCGACCCGATCACCGTCATCGACGGGATCCTGCAGTACGAATGGGATCAGCCGGAGCAGCAGCGGGTGCTGATGGTCTACCGCGCGTTCTACGGCGACGCCCGCCTGATCGTCCACGGGGTCGACAGCCCCGCGTTCGGCGCGCCGTCGTTCGGCAACAGCTACTTCGCCGGCGCCAGCGTCCCGACCGGAACGCCGCGCGTGCTGCGCCAGCTCGGCGACATCGGCTTCGTGCTGGACTCGGCTCCCGCGCAGGTCGGCGAAATCATGATGACCGTGCATGCCGCGCTCAAGCCGGATCGCAAATGCTCGCGCGTGGATGACATGCTCTTCGAGGACTACGCCAACGACATCGCCCTCGGCGCGGCCAGCAAGATCCTGATGATCCCCGGGCAGGCCTTCTCCAACCCATCGCTCGCTGCAGGCTACGGCTCGCTGTTCAACGCCGCCTGCGAAGCCGCCAAGCTCCGCGCCGCCCAGACCTACGGTCGGCCCGAAATGCAAGTCCAGTTCAACCGCATCTGAGGACGCCAATGTCTATCCCAACTCGCACCATGATCGGTCGGTACAACGGCGCCGATGGCAATCCCATCGTCGACGCGATCCTGACCGCAACGCTGGTGGGCGTGTCCACCTACAACGGCTTCGTGCTGCCGAAGACCATCACCGCGCGCTCTGACTCGGAAGGCTGGGCGCTGCTGCACCTGTGGCCGAACATCCTCGGCTCGGTGCCCAGCTACTACAAGTTCAGCGTCCTCGACGTCAAGACCGGCAAGAGCTACAAGTTCAACGCCGTCGTGCCCGACTACGACACCTACCTCGACCTGCTGGCCCACATCGATCCCGAGGGCGATTACATGGGGGCAGGGGATCCGAACCCGCTGCCCGGAACGCCGGGGGCGTCGGCATCGATCCAGGTCGGCACCGTCGAATCCGTGCCCTATACCGAGAACGCCGAGATCACGAACCGCGGCACCCTCGTCGATGCGATCTTCGACTTCAAGATCCCGCGCGGCGCGCCGGGGCTGAACGGCACCGGGACGATGGTGGTCGGCGCGGTCGAGACCCTGCCGCCGGGATCGCAGGCCACGGTGACGAACGTCGGCACCGGCGACAAGGCAGTCCTGAACTTCGGCATCCCGCAGGGCGAGCCTGGCCCGACCACGGTGGTGGACGGCAATGGCGACCTGATCTACGGCGTCCCGGCCGGCGGCACCACCGGCCAGGTGCTGATGAAGAACAGCGACAACGATTACTCCATGGTCTGGGCGACGGTTGCGACCGGTGGCGGCACGGGCAGCACCAGCGTGGCCGACCAGTTCATCGGCAGCTATCCGTGGGAAGGCGTCGTGACGAGCGACCCGGGTGTGACGTTCGATGCGACCACCCTCACCGAGTACAAGGCAGCGATCGCCGCAGCGGCCTCCGGCAGCAAGCGCCTCGCCGGCGCGCAGGCCGTGCAAGCGGCCATGGGCACGGCCCAGCGCCTGACGCTCAAACGCGATGGAACGGTGGTGCTCACCGCAGAATACACCGGCCAGATGCCCATCTATAACGATGGCACCCAGATCGGTGTGAACCACAGCACGATCTCGTCGGTTTCGAACATCGCGACCGCGGATCTCGACACCGGCACCTGGACTGCGGAGCTGTCCGGCGGCGCCAACTATGCGCGGCTGATCATGATGACTCTCGGCGTTGTCGGCTCGGGCAAACAACTCGCCCTGTCTGCCGATACCGCGCAGGGGATGGGCCTCAATCCGACCTTCAACATCATCGTCCCGCGCAGCGTGGACGGCCTCGCATAAGGGCACAGCATGGCAACCAACACCCTTCGTCCCGTTGCCACGGATTCGGGCAGCAGCTACCCGCTTCGCGGCGACATGGGCGTGGCCCTGGATTTCGTCCCGCCGTCGAACAAGTTCAAGCTCGAGTTCGTCACCGAGGACTCCAACGTCTAC